CCATGGCACACCGGGCGGCGGCTGTCGCCCGGTCCACCCTTTCACTTCGGAGAAATCAGCATGAAGAACTACATCAGGAGAGGGAATACCATCACCCTTCCCGCCGCGCCCTATGCCGTCACGTCTGGCCAGGGGGTGCAGGTCGGCAGCCTGTTCGGCGTGGCCCATGCCGACGCCGCCATCTCGACCCCGGTGGTCCTGGAAACGCGCGGCGAGTTTTCGCTGACCAAAATCGGAACGCAGGCCTGGACGGTCGGCGCGTCGATCTACTGGGACAATGTGGCCCGCAACCTGACCAACGTCGTGGCTACCAACAAGCTGGTCGGCTATGCCACGGTAGCAGTTGGCGCTGGTGCAGGTGAGACCATCGGCCAAATCTATTGCCCCGGCACCTGAAATGACCGCGTTTTCCGCCGCCATGGACGCGATCTTTGCGGATGCGAACATGGCGGCGGATGCGCTGTGGTTTGAACAGGGGTTCGGTCCCGGAACAGCCTGCCGGGTGATACGGCGCGCGCCCGATGAGGTGAGCGATTTCGGGCAGGGTCGGTTCCGGTCTGAAACCACCACGGTGTATGTGCGGGTATCGGACGTTGCAACCCCAATGGCGGGGGATCTGCTGACCATCGGGACAGAACAGTTTCGGGTGCAGGGCGACCCGCTGCGGGATGCCGAGCGTCTGGTCTGGTCGCTGAATCTGGGGCCGGCATGAGGATCACTGTCAAGATCGACGGTGATCTGAGCGCGATCATGAAGCGCAAGTATCAGGCGGGAGAGCGGGCTGTCAGTTCGGCGATGCGGTTTGCAGGCACGGCCATCAAAGACAACTGGAGGGCGCAGATCACGGGCGCAGGGCTTGGCCAACGCCTGGCAAATACCATCCGGAACAAGACCTATCCGGTTGGTGAGCCAAGCATGAACGCGGCGTCTCTTGTCTACTCGAAGGCGCCAGACATCGTTGGGGCACATGATGCAGGAGCCACGATTCGATCCCAGGGCGGCTTTTTTTTGGCGGTTCCACTGCCTGCTGCCGGCAAGGCTCGGGGCGGTGCGAATTGGACCCCGGCCACATGGCAATTCACCAAGGGAATTCGTCTTCGGTTTGTCAGGACTCCCCGTGGGGGCATACTGGTGGCCGATGATTTCAGGGTCAGCAGTCGGGGGCTTGCCGCCAAAATCCGCCGGAAACGTCGGCCGGATGGTGTTTTGACAGGGGCGGCGAGCGTGCCGATCTTCGCCCTCGTCCGGCAGGTGAAACTGCCCAAGCGCCTCAGTCTTTATCCGGCGGCAGAGCGCATCGCAGCAGGAGTGCCTGCCGCCATTGTGGCAAACTGGCGGGAGTAACCCATGGCATCGACCCGTGAAACAGTCCTGCAGGCGCTGCATGCGAAGCTGACCGCCGGGCTGCTGACCATTCCCCGCGTCACGGTGCTGCGCAGCGAGCCGTTGCCGGTAAACATCCCGGCGGATGGCCTTGTCATCCTGCGCGACGGAAGCCCGGGAGAGCCTGAGGCGACCATGTCGCCGCTGCGCTGGCATTTTGAGCACCGCGCCGAGATCGAAGTCCTGGTGCAGGTGTCCGCCCGCGCCGCCGCATTCGACGAAATCTGTGTCCGCATCGGTGCGGCGCTGGCCGCTGACCGCACGCTGGACGGCCTTTGTGACTGGGTCGAGCCTGAGGCACCGCAGCCATCTGATCTGCCCGTCGACGGGGCGGAAACCATCAAGGCCGCCGTGATCACGGTGGTGCTGCATTATTCCACCGCCGACCCGCTCGGCTGAACCAGGAGTTCCGACATGGCACGCCAGCAAGGCGCAAGGACGAACATCGCCCTTGCCTTCGAGTCCACCTACGGCACGGCCCCGGCCGGCGGCTATTTTCAGTTGCCGTTCATCTCTACCGGCCTGAGCGCAGAGCAGCCGCTGCTGGATGATGACCTTCTGGGCGTCGGCCGTGATCCTGCAGCGCCGACCAGGGATGCGCTGACCGCCGACGGTGACCATGTCGTGCCGATTGACAGCGACGGGTTCGGCTACTGGCTGAAACTGCTGTTCGGGCAGCCGACCACGGCGGGCACCATCGCGGCGACCGGGGCCATCAGTTTTTCCGCGCAGCCCACCGCCAACAGCACCGTCACGATCAACGGCACGGCGTTCACCTTTGTTGCCTCGGGGGCCGTTGGCAACCAGGTGAATATCGGCGCGAACCTGGCCGCGACGATGACGGCGCTGGCCGTGGCCCTGAATGCCAGTGCGGTTCCCGGTGTGGCGGCCGCGACCTATACCGGGGCTGCGGCGGCGCTGACCATCGTGCATGATACCCTTGGTGCCACGGGCAACAGCTTCACGCTGGCGGCTTCCACCGCGCCGGTATCGAACGGAACGGTGACCGGGGCAACGCTGACGGGCGGGGTCAGCAGCCATACCTTCACCTCGGGCAACTGGACGCTGCCCAGTGCGGCCATCGAAGTGCAGATGCCGGATGTGCCATCGTTCCCGATGTATTCCGGGGTCATGGCCGACAGGCTGGTCATCAGCATGGCGCGGTCGGGACTGTTGCAGGCGACGGTCGGTCTGATCGGGCAGGGTGAGGCGCTGGCCACGTCCACCGCCGCCGGAACGCTGGCGCAGCTGGCCACGCTGCAGCGGTTTGGCCAGTTCAACGGGGCCATCCGCCGCGACGGGGCGACATTGGCGAATATCGAGACGGCCGAGATCAACTATATGAACAATCTGGACCGTGTCGAGACCATCCGGGCAGATGGCCGGATCGACGGCCTTGACCCGTCGAAGGCGATGGCGAACGGCAATATCGTCGCGCGGTTTGCCGATACCTTGCTGTTGACGCAGGCGGTGAACGGCACGCCCTGCGCGCTGGAGTTTTCCTGGACAGTCAGCGCGGCTGTCAGCCTGACGATGACGCTGCATGCCGTCTATCTGCCGCGCCCGCGCCGCGAAGTGCCAGGCCCCGCCGGTGTCCGCGTGACGTTTGACTGGCAGGGGGCGCGGGCTGTTTCGCCCGCACGGATGGCAACGGTGGTGCTGGTGAATTCCGTGGCGGCGTACTGATGATCCGCCTGAACCTGAAGAAAGAACCTTACTGGCTGGACCTGATCGACGGGCTGCGGGTAAAGGTGCTGCCCTGCACATCGGCGATCCTGTCGGCGGCCTCAACGGCGCCCGCACTGCGGAACCTGCCGTCAGATACCGGCACCGATCAGCGATTTTTCGTGCTGGTGGTCGAGGTGGCAAAGCTGGCGATCATCGACTGGGATGGTGTCGGCGGCGAAGATGGCGGGCCGGTTGAACCGGGCCCGGAAACCATTGCCGCGCTGCTGGACATCTACATGGTCGCGCGGGCCTTTGCGGCAGAGTACGTCACGCGCGGCCTGCTGGTGAGTGCTGAAAAAAACGGCTGAGCGCCCTTGCCGCCTGGCATTGGACCCCCGGTGGGGGCGCTGAGTATTGCGCGGGATGCCCAAGCCCCTGCGCGGAATGTGCCTATGTGCAGCACCGCCCCGAAACATGGGAGGGCTGGCAGGTCTGGGACCTGGCAACACGGATGGGCGGGCAGTTGCGGGCAATTCCCGGCTGCGTGATCGGGCTTGACATGACGGCGGCTTTGGCGATGGCGCGGGCGAGCGGCATCAGCGCGGTGGCGGTTGTCGAATTCATGCCGGTGATCGAAGTGGCGATGGTGCGGCGGATGAATGAAAGGACGGCAGATGGCGACTGAGCGAGTGTCCATCCGCATCTCTGCCGAAGGCGGCGAGCAGGTCAAGGCCGAGTTTGTTGATGTCGCACGGGCCGGGTCGCGGGCGCTCAATCAGATCGACCGGTCTGCGCGGGTCAGTGGTGGCGGGCTGCAGAATCTGGGCTTTCAGGTGCAGGACTTTGCTGTGCAGGTCGGCGCGGGCACGTCCGCCTCTCAGGCGCTGGCGCAGCAGCTTCCGCAGCTGCTGAGCGGGTTCGGGCTGCTGGGGGTTGCGATTGGCACCGCGACGGCTGTGCTGATTCCGATCAGCCGGGCACTGTTCAGCACTGGAGAAGAAGCCCAGTCTGCATCTCAGGCAGTTTCGCAACTCGGAAAAAACCTCGATATGTACGAGGCATTTGCTGTTACCGCCGCAATGTCCACCGAAGAGTTGACCGCGAAGTTTGGCGAGTTTGCGGGACAGGTTCGCGGCTTTTCCGACTACCTGGCCGGGGTGGCTCTGGGGCAGACCTTTGACGGGCTTCTGTCAACCGTCACAGCATTGAAAGCACCCCTGCAAGAGGTTCAGGACCGTTTTGCTGGGCTGGCCTTCGCCAAGGACCAACTTGCGCGCATTTCAAATGACGATGCCTACGGCCTGTTCACTGCAAGATCAATGGTGGAGGCTGCGCAGGAAAGCCTTGATGCGGCTGGGTCTGCGCTCGGCTTGACCGCAGAGCAGGCCCTTGTCCTGGCAAGTTCGATTGAGGCCGTAGGGCGCGCCGAAGGCGTCCGCGAAATAGCCACAGCGGCAAGTGAGGCACTAGCCGTTATAAAATCCCTTGTTCCGGCTGGGCAGGAATTGCCTGCACCCCTGCGTGAGTCCGCATTTGCGCTTGGTGAAATGGCAAAGAAAGCCGGTGAGGTTTCCACGGAGACCGGAACTGCGGCTGATGCGATTGCCGCCATGAACGGCAATCTGGCAGATGCCTACGGGCTTTACGCAAGTCTCCGGTCGCAGGCGGCGGCGCTGACGCAGGAAAACATCAATGCGGCTATGGCCGCTTCGTCGCTTGCCTATGGCAAGATACAGAATACCGGAGACAGCGGCCCGGATCAGGCGGCGCGAGACGCCATTGCCAATCGTCCAAACCCATTCGGAAGAATTGCCTCGGGCGCTGGCGGCATTGCCAGATCATCTGGCGGCGGCATTGGCCCGGGCGATGCCGAACGCGAGGCGGCGCGGATCTATGACGAAACCCGCACTGCAGCCGAGAGGTACGCAATCGAACTGGAGCAACTGAACGAAAAGACCAAGGATGCGACGTCTGCCACCGAGCGTCTGAACGATGCATTCGCGGGAACCTTTGAAAGCATCATCACGGGGTCAAGTTCGGCCAGCGAGGCGCTGTCGGCGCTTTTCTCGAACCTGGCATCGCAACTTGCCAGCAGCGCCTTCGACGATCTGAACACCGGGTTGTTCGGCAGTGGGGGCATCGGCGGCCTGCTTTCGGGTTTCTTCGGCGGCGGGAAGGCGGGCGGCGGGCCGGTTCGGGCGGGCGTGTCCTATATGGTCGGTGAGAATGGCCCGGAAATGGTGACGATGGGCGGCAACGGCTATGTCACCAACACCGCAGCGCTTCGGTCTGCGGTTCGCGGCGGTGGCGGTCCGGTCATCACCATCAATGCACAAGGCGCGGTCGAGGGCACGGCGGCGATGATCGCCAGGGCGATTCGAGAGGCTACGCCGGGAATCGTCAGGCAGTCTGTAGCGGCCAGCCGGGAAGCATCGGCAAGGGGGCGCTGATGACGGCAGAGTTACCGCTGACCCTGGTGCGCCGGATTTCGCGCCAACTGGCCACGGCGCGGGCATTCAGCACCAGCGTTTTCACCGGCACCCAACAGGTGCAGGACTGGGGCGGGCGCTGGTGGGTCTATGACATCGAGTTCGCCACAACGCAGGGGGCCAGCGCGCGGCGGCTGTCGGCCTTTCTGGATGCGCTGGCAGGCGGGATTGGCACCTTCACGCTGCGCGACCCTTCGGTCCAGAACCCGGCCGGACTGGGATCGCCACAGGTCAATGGCGCGGGGCAAACCGGCATGTCGCTGGTCACGGATGGGTGGACAGGCACTGGCCTGCGGGCGGGCGATTTCTTCAGTCTGGGCACAGGTTCCACGCTGCGGCTTTACCGGATGACCGTTGATGCGGTGCCGTCTGGCGGGGCGGCAACGCTGCAATTCACCCCGGCGCTGCGGGCCAGTCCTGCCGACAATGCCCCGCTGAATGTGGTGAATCCGGGCGTGCTGTTGCGCCCGCAAGGCGTGGTGCCGACAGAGATCGGGCGGGTGGACAAGCACGCCTTCAGCCTGCAGGCGCGAGAGGCGATATGAGCCGCACGATTTCGCCTGCCGTTCTGACGGAACTTGAGGAACTTGTCATAAACTGCATGGCGGGTTAGTCTGCGTATATGGGAGTTTTCTTCAACATATCGGTTCAACTGGTTGACGGCTCTATTCGCCATTTTGTTGCGCGCGAGGATGATTGCTGGCGGCATCTCAATGAGATTACAGTTGATGTGCCTGCTGTGTTTCTTTCTGATAAGATCAGGGAGTTTCAGGCGCTGCCCAAGCCAGACAAAATAGGATGGCCGACAGAGAGGGTTACGATTAAGCCAAGCGAATTCCCCCCTGAGGAATTGATCCTTGGCCATGACTCAGCGCCGGTCGGTACTGAGGTTGCGGTAGAAGATTGGGATGATGACTGCAAAGACCTGACGCTGCGCATGACCGCAGCCGGGTGGGTCATTCTGTAGCCAAGCAGAAACCAGGCTTGTTTCCAGAACAGTCCGATCCGGGCTGTTTTTTGCTATGCGCGAGGTACCATGAGCCGCACGATTTCGCCTGCTGTCCTGGCGGAGCTGTCCGCCGGGGTGGTGCGCCCTGCGATCTTTGTGGAATCGCAGTTTCCCAGCGGCTGGCTGCGGCTTTGGAGCGGGCTGGGTGATATCACCTGGGGCGGGCGCACCTGGGCGGGGGCGGGGACGCTGCTGGGCATCGGGGCCATTGAAGAGACGGCGGATGTGGTGGCCACGGGCACGACGATCACCCTGTCAGGCATCCCGACCGATCTGGTATCGGCCTGCATCAATGATGCGCGTCAGGGGTTGCCCGGGCAGATCTACCTTGGGTTTCTGACCGAGGCCGGGGCGGTGATTGCCGATCCGGTGCTGGCCTTTGCCGGGCGGCTGGATGTGCCCACGATTCTGGACGGCGCGGATCGCTGCGAAATTCAGGTCACCTATGAAAGCCGGTTGATCGACCTGAACCGGTCGCGCGAGTGGCGCTACACCCACGAAAGCCAGCAGCAGATTTCGCCGGGGGACCGGGGTTTTGAATATGTCGCCAGTCTGCAGGAAAAGGAAATCCGCTGGGGTCTTGGGCAGAGCATTGCCGGGCAGGCATCGGCTGCCGTCTCCAAGAACATAGGTAGTGCGATGGCCAGGAATATTGTGGAGACCGGATCGTTGTTTGTGTCACGGGCGCAGCTTGATGCGGCGCGGGCCAAAGCTGATGCCGATTTCTACCGAAACAAGGATTGGAGTCAGGATCGATGAGGCTGGAGGGCTGGGAGGTTCGGCTGGCCTCGTCTGTTGAAGCGGTGCGCAACAGGCCGTTCGAATGGGGGCAGCATGATTGCGCCACCTGGGCGGCAGAGGTGCGGCTGGCCCTGACCGGCCAGGACGCGGCTGCAGCCTGGCGGGGCCGGTACCGGTCGGATCGGGGTGCCCTGCGGACCCTGCGGCGGCTGGGGTTTGAAACGATGGAGGCGGGCGTGACGGGCATTCTGGGCGCGCCGCTGGCAACGCCTCTGCTGGCGCAGCGTGGGGATGTGGTGCTGCTGGGTGATGCGCTGGGGGTGTGCATCGGCGCGGTCGCCCTGTTTCTGGCCCCCGAAGGCCTGACCGAGCGGCCCGTGGCGGACTGCCGCCTGGCGTGGCGGGTCTGAATGGGACTGCTCGCGCCTGTCATTTCGGCCATTGGTGCCTTTGCCGGCACGACGCTGGGCGGAATTGTGCTGAAGATCGGCGGGTCTTTGCTGCTGTCGGCGGCCGCGTCCAAGCTGGCGCGCAAGGATGTGGCACAGGCGACGATGCAGGGGCGCACGGTTTCAGTCCGCGCCCCGGCGGCATCGCGGCGGGTCATTTATGGCCGCGCCCGGACAGGCGGAACGATTGTCTACGCCGAGTCGCGTGCCGGGGCGGACAAAGCGGATGGCACGCTTGATCTGGTGATCGTGCTGGCCGGGCGGCCGGTGCACAGCATCGGGGCGGTCTATTTCGACGGGGAGGTGGCGATCAATGCGGCGGGTGCGCCGCAGGGCCGTTATGCCGGGTTTGCCTCGGTGCAAAAGCAGTATGGAACCGAGGCCGGCAGTGCCTTTTCCACGCTGATTGCCGCGTCGGGCGGCAAGTGGACGGCGGCGCACCGGCTGCAGGGCTGCGCGGCGATCCATGTCAGCCTGACGTTCAATCCTGACGTATATCCATCCGGCATTCCAAACATTTCGGTGGATATCGAGGGGAGGAACGACATCTTCGATCCGCGCACCGGCACCACCGGCTATTCGGAAAACCCAGCCCTGTGTCTGGCCAACTATATGGCTGATGCAAGGTTTGGCCTTGGTGCAGGTATCGGTTCGGGGGATGGCATTGAATCCGCCGCCCTGATCGCCGCCGCCAATATCTGCGACGAAACCGTTGCCAAGGTGGGCGGCGGGACCGAGCCGCGCTATGCCTGCAATGGTATCCTGGACACGCAGGTTGCCCCGAAGGCCAACATCGAAGGGCTGCTGACGGCAATGGCAGGCACCTGCGCCTGGCAGGCCGGACAGTGGCAGATATATGCCGGGGCTTACCGTTTGCCAGCGCTGGCGCTGACGGCGGATGATGTGGTGGGCACCGGCCTGCAGATGTCGACCCGGATCAGCCGGGCAGCGAACTTCAACGCGGTGCGGGGCACCTTTGTTGCGCCGGAAAACGACTGGCAGGAAGATGACTTTCCCGCCTATGTCTCGGCCTTCTATGTGGCCGAAGATGGGGGTGAGACGGTCTGGCGGGACATCATCCTGCCCTATACGATTTCGGCGTCGATGGCGCAGCGTCTGGCCAAGATCGAGGTGGAGCGAAACCGCCGCCAACTGACCGTGTTCATGGACGGCAAGCTGCGGTGCTGGCAGGCGTCTGTGGGTGACACGGTTGCGCTGACCTATCCGCGGCTGGGCCTTTCCTCAAAGCCGTTCGAAGTGTCAAGCATGGCCTTGGGCCTTGATGGCGGCGACGGCGGGCCGGCCCTGACGGCGCAACTGGCGCTGCGCGAAACCGCGCCGGGCGTCTATGACTGGGCTGCGTCCGAAGAGCAGATCTATGCGGCGGCCCCGCGCACGACCCTGCCGAGCGCGTTCGATGTGGCCGCGCCGGGCGGGCTGAGCGTGACGGAAAGCCTGTATGACAGCGGCGCTTCGGGCGGGATCAGGGTGCGCGTTGTCGTGACCTGGATCGCATCGCCTTCTTCCAGCGCAGCGCAGTACCAAGTGGAAACGCGGTTTGGCAATGTGGGCCCCTGGATCGTGCGGGGCCGCACTGCGGACACAAGCATGGAGCTTGCGGATTGGCAGGCCGGCGTCTGGTGGTTCCGGGTCAAGGCGGTGTCCATGCTTGGGGTATCGTCGGCCTATGGCGAAGTGCGCAAGGAAATCTTCGGCCGGTCGTCGCCCCCTGTCGCCCTGTCTGGCGTGACGCTGCAATCGGCGGGCGGGCAGGCGGTGCTGAAGTGGAATTTGCATGAGGATCTGGATGTGCGGGTCGGCGGGACGGTGGAGATCAGGCATTCGGCGGCGTCTTCACCGACATGGCTGAACAGTGTGAGCATGGGTATCGTGGCGGGGGCGATGAATCTTTCCGTCGTGTCGCTGCGGCCCGGAGCCTATATTCTGCGCGCCCGGGATGCGGACGGCAATCTTGGGCCGGAATCTGTGATCCGCACCGATGGCATCCAGGCGCTGCCGTTTGCGCCGGTGCTGTCGCTGGTCGAAGAGCCTTCGTTTTCCGGGGCAAAGACCGACTGCGTCCATATCGAGGGCCTGCTGCAAATCAACGCTGTCACGCCGATTGATGACTGGCCGGAAATAGATACGGTGCAGGATTTCGATAACGTAGGGGGGCGACTGCCGCAGGCTGTCTATGTCTTTGCGGCGGGCATGGATTTCGGCAGCGTCCGCAACGTGCGGTTGCGTCCACATATCAACATGAGTTCTCTTGGCACGCTGGACCTGATCGACGCCCGGCTCGGCAACATCGACGACTGGCTGTTCTTTGATGGTCCGGGCGGCGGCGAAGTGGATGTCTGGGTCGAGGTGCGGCTGACCAATGACAACCCGGCGGTCAGCCCGATATGGGGTGAATGGGCGCGGATCGACGGCGCCGAAGTGACGGCGCGGGCAGTGCAGGCGCGGGCGGTGCTGAGGTCGGAAGACCCGACATTTTCCCCGGCGATTTCCGAACTGCGCCTGATCGCCGACGCAGTGGTGTGATTCAAAAAAAAGGTGGATGAATGCCCCAGGTAAGCGACTGGTCTCTTGATAACTTGTCAGGAATTTTGTTTCGGGCGCAGTTGAACGGTGTCGTGGAGGCTTTGCAATCGTGCAGTTCCGGCCCGACAGCGCCCAGCCC